GTGTTTATGTGTATACTGTATACAATTTTTGAAACCGTAAGCACGCTGTAGCAGCACACGTTTTACCGAAGTAGGAGTCCTTGACTTGATGTAATATAATAGATTGAAAGGAGGGATTACCTTGGCGAATGAAAATCAAAACCCGCAGAACCAGAACCCAGATGTAGATTCTCCGAACGTTCAGGATGACGCGGATGCTGGTGATATTCTTGAGCAGCTGAAGTCAGAGTCCGCAACGACTGCGAACTTATATAAGCTAGAGCTTAAGATGTTCAAAACCATCACCAATGTCGATAAGACGTTGACAAAGCAGCACAAGGTCACAAATCAGGCTAAACGAAGCCTCGATACGATTCAGGTTGCTATGAAGACGCTTGTCCAGGATACCAGTGTGGTGAAGACGACTGTGTCGTCAATCGATACCAGCATACAGCGAATACTGACCATTCTGGAAGGTGCAAATCTGAGTAATGTACTCTCGGGTAGCGCATTCGGTTCGAGCAGTTCGGGTAGTTCCAATCCTGGATTGCAGACATTGGAGAGAAGACTCCACGATGAGCAGAGAAGGTTAGACCAAGCCCGGCAGGGTGATACCTCAGATGAGAATGCCGAGCTGATAGAAGAACTGGAAGATTCTGTCAATGCTCTTAATAACACCTTACAGGATGCTTACCGAGTATTAGCTGAATCAATCGGTGACTACCGAGGGTTCAGAACTGTTCAGGAAGACTTCGAGCAACGCGTTTCTGACCTGATAGAGTCATTCGGACGTGGCGAGGTTACGCAGGAAGACCTGAGCAACCAGCTGAAAGAGTTACGGCTTGGACTAGCTGAGCATCAGGTCTCTCTAGATGAAGCAGGTCGCGCTTGGAAAGATGACGGTAGGTTCAGCTTTGCAAAGGAAGCTAGGGACACCCGTGAGAGTATCGAGCGCCGATTCGACGCGCTGAAAGAGGCTCTCGAGGAGCAGTACAATCACCTAAAACCCGACGGTACTCAAATGTCTTCGGATGAGTTCGAGGCTGCTATGTCTGACCTTATGAGCCAGCGTGCAACCGAACTCGCTCACGCAGAAGGTCTCTTCGGTCATGTTCAGGGTATTGAGCCTATGACCAAAGTCGGTGAGTCTCTCGACAAGTTCCTAGAGAGATTCTCATCGGGTAGAACCTTTGACCCGAGGACCGGCATGAATACGACAGCGTCGGCTGTTGTAGAAACTGCCGGCGACATCGGCGGAGAGCTGATAGGCTCTGAGGTAGGTGCTGCGATAGGAACTGCAATCGGAGGCCCAGTGGGTACCATTGTAGGCACCGTTGTGGGTGACCTGATTGGTAGTAAGATTGAGCAGGCAGCAGACATTCTAGGTGACCGACTTGACTTCCTGATGAACCATGCCAAGAAGACCAGGGACGAAATCCTTAAAGCTGGTTTGGAGAAAATCCGAAACGACGTTAAGGATATGGCTACCTACTCGATTGAGGTCTACGAAACAGCTACCAAGGAGGTTTACGCTAGCTGGGATAAGAACCTGGCTCAGCTTACTGCAACCCAGGGCTACACCAAGGAGGCTCTTAACTCACTCCAGGATGCTGTTGCTCAGCGACTCCAGACAGAAGGTTACGGCAATACGATTGATGCAGGTCAGTACCTTGACCAGTTGGCAAATACTCTGAGTGCTAACCTGGGCGGTACACTTGCTGAAGCTTTCGCTGCTCAGAACATGATATTGCAGAAAGCTGTGCCTGAGGTTGACTTGTCAGCCAGCGCCGCACAGTTCGCTGCGATTTATGCTAACGCCAACAAGGAAACTGGTACCGGTGAGCAGACGATGATTTCGGCTATGAACGAAATCGCAGGTGCTGCTAAGGCATTGGAGTCTGTTACAGAGGGTAATAACCAATTCCTGAAAGAAACGAGTTCCTTGTTGACAAAGGCGACGGAAGTTGTACAGATTGCAGGCGGAAATGCTGACCAGGTTTCTAAGCTGACAACTCAGATGATGGCATCCGAGGCTGCTATATCTTCAGTCGCACCGCAGCTGTCTGGATTTACGTCAGAGTTGGTTAGCGTCTTGATGAATAACAATGACGCTAACTCCGTTGCACTCCGTGCTATTATGCACGATATCAACAACGAAATCGGCGTGAGTGCAACCAGCTTCATGCAGTCCTTTATGACAGATACTCAAGATACCTTGAGTACTGCCTTTGCTGCTATTCAGCGTTTCATCGACCAGAATGAGAATGATGCATCGAGACAAGAGTTCCTCCATGCTATGGAGTCTGTGTTCGGTGTGAATGGCTCAAAGCTAGCACAGATTGACTTCGGTAGCGTTGCTGATATGATATCACGTGTCGACACGTCTATCAATATGGCAGCCCTGACGAACGCAGAGAACCTGGTAAAGAGTGGCGAGACTACAACTGCTGAAGAACAGCTGGTTGCCAACACCGCTAACCAGCTGCTTGCTACCAATGCGATTTCAGCTACATTGGATAACAAGCTGATGCGCAAACTTGAGAGCAATGAGCTGCAGATGGAGCGTCTTGTGTACTCGGCTCAGGCTACTCAATCCGTTGACTTGGCAGAGAACACGATTAGCTTCTTCACCAAAATATCTGACTTGCTGATGTCGGTCATCGACCCTCTCGGCATCTTTGATATGGTTGAGAACTCCATAAATGCCGCTACGTCAACAATCTTTGATGCTCAGAAGTACATCACGACCGCTACGCTATCACAAGTCGGCTCGACAGTTGCAGACAGTGCTGCAGGTCAGGCTAATGCGTTTGCCAACACCATAGGCGGTGCTTCAGCTGTTCTATTGGCAGCAGAAACAAAGAGCACCGACGCAATGGTAGCGGCAGTTGAACATTCTGGCGTGTCACCGACATTCCAGAACATGATAACCAATTACACCGAGTATGCAAGGGATACCCAAGCAGCTATCGCACAGTCGTCTGCTGAGTCTAATATCGTCAGCTACGCTGCGATGGAACAGCAAGCCAGACAGTCTTCCGAGTACCAGCAGAAGCAAGATGCAGCTAAGGAGCAGGAAGCTCGGTATGAGGAGGAAAAGGCAGCAGCTCGAGAGCAGCAGAGAATCATGCAGGAGCAGGAGAGCATCCGCAATATCGAGAATCACGATAACATCGCAAGCCTGCGCGAGTCCTTCGACCGGCTCGATGTGAGCGAATACCTGCAACCTATCCTGAATGAAAGCAAGACGCATACCGACCAGATTTCAACTCTACAGGAGCGTGTTCAAGAGCTGGTTCGCCTTGTTAGCACAGTTCTGGAATACAATATGGTTGCGTCTCCTGAGTTCGCTTCGACAATATCCTATGACGAACGCTCTCGGATTATGGATAACGGCTACATCTCATCCGGCGTTAGCTTTGTGCAGTAAGGAGGTGGGTAGATGAGCTGTTTTGATACGTATGCTAAAATACCAAAGACACTACCAGAAGAGATAGCTGAGTCTCGGCGTACCGATACTGGGTATGGGTGCTTGCCACTCATACTCCGTATCAGAGCTGCAAACTTCTGGCATGAAAGTCTGACAACCCTAACAGACGCGCAGTTGATGGCGTATTGCCGGCATATCATTGATTGGCAGTACCCAAACCTGAAAGACAATAACCTAGAGCTATACGAGGCTCTGGTATTCGAGGACCCAAGAACTTTACCAGAAGCCCTAACCGTAATCTACAATTACCAATGGTGGCTAGGTTTTGCGATTGGTCCGCATACCTGTACTCGTGATATTGCCTACATAAATATGCTACTGGATTTACCAACAAATGAAGAGTGGTCCTATACACTGGAGGAAGCACTTATCAAGTTTCAAATCCAGAACGGGCATGTGGAGTTGGTAACTGGGTACGGGTGTCTTGAAACCGTAAAGCGTCTAAGATTGTTGGAAAGGAGTGATTTTGTTTGAAGTCGATAATTCGGGTTGACGATGAGTTGACCATTGCTACATTCCAACGGCAAAACCCGAGGGCGAATGAAATCCTCCGTGCTAACAACCTACCGAATCCCTACTGCCCAATGAGCACGATAGCAAACCAGCTGTATAACAATGACTATCGTGCTATTCAGAACATGCCGACGGTTCCTGAGTACTCAGAGGCTGCTCATGTCCGGGCTATAAAGTCTACGCTTACGGACAGTGACCAGGCAAACCGAATAGCCGAATTCACACCGGCAGAGTTCACTCGGCATAGCATATTAGGAAGTGTACCTGGTTGTCTTATCGTCCCAGCAGAGCTTGTGGATGAGGTAACTCCTGTATCTGGTCATACCCAGACAGCTATCCTCAAGGACGTGCATTTGGATAAGGTTCGCGAGGACCTTAGAGCAGACACAACCAAGCTGGAATTTCCGCGTATCGGAACCGAGTTCGGCGAGGCTCAGGATAACTGGTACTGGAAGCCTAATGGGAATGTCATGGTTCAGGTTGAAGGTGACACTCCTCTCGAGATACCATGCTTCCCAGAAAGTGTTTCGGATAACACCTCAGCAACGTGGTCTCAGGAAATGACAACCTGGCAGCATTATGAGCCACAAAATACCTACAACAAGTCAGGTCCTCGTGTTGTCAACTGCACGTTCAAGATTCACCGTGCTATGTGGGACGGTAATCAAGACTCCGGTAAATGTGAGCAGCTCGTTGCGTATCTGCAGTCAGCTTGTTATCCGAATTATGATACCCAGGCGAGTGAGCCGCCTCGCATCACGCTGATAATTGGTAAGTCCATTCGCATTGTGGGTATACTTACATCGATGGATACGACATACAGCGGCCCGATAGGTCCGGATAACAAATACGACTGCGTAGACATTACGCTATCGATTACAGAAGAGTCTGACAACGTCCTCAGCACGGACGCTGTTAGAAGCGGCTTAGCAGGCTGGAGGTGATAGCATGATTAGATATCTAAATCCGTATAACTACACCCGGATATGTCGGTATGCTAAGCTGAGAACTATCAAACGTGACGGTGAGCCGAAGTCATACCATGAGGTAGTCAATGCGTCACCTTTGGTAGACGTCTCGAGCTGTCAGCTGTTTAAGGTCACTGGTATCTATATCAACCGGCTTGACCTGATTGCTGATAAGTTCTATGGTGATTCTGCATTGTGGTGGTACATTGCTAAACAGAATGGCATTACCAACTTTGAGGTGGTACCTGCCGATACGGTATTGCAGATACCACCTTATGATTCTCTGATGACAGACGGTCGCGTGCTGGAACCGTTGTCCTATGTTTACCTAAACCTAGGAGAGGAGTGAACCTAAATGCCGCATAAGCAGCCCTATATGCAGTTCGTCATTCAGAACATCGCACTTAGAAGCCTTGGCTTTAAGGTTCCATCTCCGTTGGTTAGCATAAACCTGACAAATGCAGAATCAGGCATACAGACGAACTTCAAGGTTACGGTTCATATTCTGGGTGACGCTCGTAAGCAAGCACACATCGGTGCGTTCGAAATGCTGATGTACGAGTTTGCTAAGATGAGAGGTGACTCTACTACACCGTGCTACCTTGAGCTCGGGTGGGCGGACGAAACCGGTGTCACAGATGCGCTTTCAATTCAGGGCATCTTTATTCAATTCACATCTACAATCCATACCGGGTACACAGAATACGTCTTGGAGGGTATAGGTAACTTCACCAATACCGCTACAATCCGAGGCATCGCGGTTCCTGCTATCAGAGGTAACTTCCAACCGTCTAGGGTTGTCGAGGCTGTGCTGGACTACGTTCACGCTGATGATGTCTTTGATTACGACATTGACCATGACGATGAGGTTGTCCCAATCTCGAAACCGTCTTGTGTTACCAGTTTGGGTGAGTACATCAATGGCAGCTCTACACAGCAAGGTTTGATACAGCAGTCTTATTGTGAGGGTTCACGTAGCTGTGCTTACGGGCTTCCGAATAACAATCCGACTGGTATGTATCTCAAGGCTGGGTATACGAAAGCAGAGATACACAATCTCATGGGTTCTCCTGTAGCACAAACACAGCGTTCCGCGTCGAGTTATACCTTTAGTATAACAGAGCCGACGTTCCATACCCGTGGCGTAATCCGGTATAAAAACAATGTGAACCTGGCAAATTATGTGTCTCAGGATGTCCTCATCTGGGGTGGTCTGTATACGAACATCATGTCTATTTCTGCAACGTATCAAGGCGTTACTCAGCAGCTGCTAGGCTCAGGAACGACGGTGCAGACTGGCATGGGTATAACGCTGAAGGGCGAATCGCTGGTTACGACGGCAAATAGACAGAACTCATATTCAGCTACAATCGGAAGTATGTATGCCGCTGGTAACGCACTGAACAACCTGAACGCAATCTCAACCCAGTTCAATACCAACGTGCAGATTACTATCGTAGGTAGTCCGCGTGTATTCCGAGTTGCAGACGCTGTTCGTGTTGTTGTGTATACAGGAGGTACATTGAACCCAATTACCGGTGTATACCGTATAATTAAAGTAGCACATAATATCAATGGTACTTCCTATACGACAACGCTTACGGTTCAGAGACTCGACCTGATAACGGCTAACAATACCGCAACGGCAATAGCCGGTTATACAACTACATCCAAATTGAATAATGTGCAGGCAGCTTCATCTGTTCGTAATAGACTAGACTTAGGTCAGCCGTTCCAGCACATTATCAATATCCTGAAGCGAGGTAAGCTATGATAAGGTATGTTGGATACGTCGAGACAATCGACTGGGAGAATAACACCTGCAAAGTCCGCATACCTAATGTGGACGGATTGGCAGTTCCAGAATATGGTGCTCCTGCATTACGATTGCTACTCCCAAATCGTGCTAAAACAGAGCACCTGGAGGATGCCGACATACCGTATCACCTGCAGGGATTGCGAGTTGGTGACGTCGTGTATGTCCTAGATGCAGAGGACCCGAATGACAAGTTCACAATCGTTGGCTTTTATGGCGGCGTGTATAAGGAGGAATGACTGTGTTTACCAATTCTTTTGCTTACCCAAACCTTTTCAATGCTGCTACAGGTAAGTGCGACCTCAAGGAAGACTACGCCAGCATTGTGAACCGCGTAGGACTCCTCCTTAGGTCTTATAAGAAAGAGGAGTTCTTATTCCCGAACTTTGGCTCACTCTTTCCTGACATTCTCCTCAGTTATAATACCCAGGCAGTAATCGAGAAGGCAAAGGAGAATATCAAGAATGCTATTGCTGAGTTTGAACCGTATGTGGATTCACGACAAATACGGATTGACGACTTGTCTGAGGGCAACCACGTGAAACTTCAGGTTGTTCTAGTTCTGGACAAAGACTATCAGGAAATCGCAGCCACTCTTGAGTGGTCTTGGGATGAAACGCAAGGAGGGATTATCGGATGAAATATACTAGCAGAGATGCGCAGTCAAACATCCAAAACCTTATGGAGGACGCGCAAGCGACTACCCATATCTGGAACCCCGGTTCCGAAGCAGACCCCGGTATGATACTGCTGAAAGCGCTGGCTGCAAACGTCGACTTGTTGTCTTTTAATCTGGACACTCAGGTAGACGAGATGTATATGCCGTCGGCGACTCAGATTAAGAGCATTCGACGCCTCGGTGTTGCTAACGGCTATCAACCGGGTTGGTATCGTGCACCAAGAACAACGCTGACCATTGAGAACACGTCTGAGGACGCTACGGTTGCTCTGGATTTCAGCATGCCTGACATGCCGAACAATATATGCTACGCTGCAACAAATGCCTTGGACGACCTCACGTCCATTCCGTATTTTATCATACCGAAGTCTGAGGTCTTGACTGACCAGGATAAGGTTATTCTCGGTCCGAAGGGTAGTAAGAATGGTCTGAATCAGCGAACCGACGTGACCACGCGTCTTATTGTTCAGGGCACTCCTAAGTCGGTAATCGTCAACCCGCGTATGCTGGTTACTGGCACAAAAGGTGTGAACACTTTGACCTATAGACTGCCGGCTCAGAATGTTGACGGTGCGTTGATTTGGGTGCAGGAGCTCTCCTCAACGCTGGAGCCAATCGTATTCAGCGATGGCGAGAAGCCGTGGCTGAGAGATACCAAGAACGACTTTATCGATTCCAACCAGCGCAGATACCAAGTAACGGTTGACGACTATAACAATCTGGTCATAGTCTTTAACCGCTTTATCAACGACGTCATTCAGTACAACCGCCTAATCCGCGTGTTCTATGTCGAGACGTATGGAGCAGCTGGTGAGGTGTCTGAAAATGTCATTTCGCTGTCAACCGTCGACAGTGCTGTTGCAGGCGTTCTAAGCGTTACACACCCAGCAAACACGCTTGATATGCCTGACGGCTCTGCCCTCACAGGTCAGACTCCGCTTACTGCACAGCAGGCAGCAAAGGAAGCAAAACTCTATGTCAATACTAATGATTCCATCATAACCTTGAAGAACTTTATTGCCTGGATTAACCGGCAAGCTGGTATTGACTGCGGTACTGCTGTTGATTGCCAAAAGGCTCTGGAAGTGAACTGGGCATACAAGTTCGATGCGAACATGGACGAGGATTTGAAGCCTAAGAAGTATCTGATGGCAGGTCCTGACATCGACACTGGGTATGATTTCCCAGGCTGGATTGAAGCTGACTCTTACGACCCGCTCAAGGGCACCATGTTTACCGTGGGCGGTAAGGAGTATAACTTCCCGCATAAGTTCCAGATAAACAAATTGCTGTTCTACTGCGTGTTCAATAACTTTCTGGAAAATTGGAAGACCGGTTACGTCAATTCGGAAGGTAAACAGTGCATGATAGGCGGAGGTGCTGAATGGGACGGCAGCACCTCAGAGTGGAGCAACGAAATGGTCGACGCTCGTAGACCATACCGCAGATACAGACCGTCCGAAACAATCCGAGCGATGATAACTCAGCAGTACCTGAGCACCTACAACCTGCCTGTTGACATCGGCTTCGGTTGGCTCAGAGTATTCGAGTGGTCCGTAAACGGCATCATCTGGACGCATCAGCCTGTAACTCAGACTGAAGCTGATAACTTGGTAGCCGTTGTCCTACGCGCACTGCGTATTCGTTTCCATGCGGTTAATATGGAAATCGGCGTGCTGCCAAGACAGATGGACATTGTAGATTGTGTTCAGGGTGCAGACTCTCGCATAAAGTATTTTGATGCCGGTCTGCTGAACAAGCCGATGATAAACTGGGGACCGGTGCGCGACGGTGAGGGCAGAATTACAGACTCTACCATTGTCTACGACCCAGCATACTTCAATGCAATCAGCTTTGCTAGATTCATTGACGGCGACACTGAGCACTATGCTAACTCTCCTGTGTCTCAGATAAGCGTGGCTCAGGAGTGTATAATCAAGTAAGGAGGTGCTTCGGTTGAAATGCGAAAGAATGATACCTAACATTTACGAGCAGAGTGCAGA